AAAGTCCTGAATCAACCAATGCTCCACGAGTCGAAGCGTTAAACGCTGGGCGACCTGTAAATGTATCGGTAATGAAAGTATTGAGATGCTGTGGCAAAGTGAGACCAGTGTTTGTTGTGCTGGAATCATCTGCTGCGCGAACTGTACGGCGAGCTTCATCGTCTCCGAGTGCTGCCTTGATGTTTGCTTCTAGATACTGCGCTGATGTGATTGGAGCTATGCGCTCTCTTACTTGAAGATTCGCTACAACTGTTGGGCGAGCCGCTTCTACTGCTGCCGCTTCAACTGCTGGAGCTTCTGCCTGAGTGGTTTCTTCCACAATGGGCTCGCTTTCTGGTTGGGTTGTTTGTTCTTCGACGAGAGGCTGTTCCTCTGCGCGAATTTCTGTTACTGCTGCTGTTTTAAATGCAGCCTCTGTGACAAGCGACACTTCCTTCAAGGAAGCTTTGCTAACAATAATGTGTCCATCGCGTGAAGGTTTCGATGCGATTACTTCTGCTCCTACTGAAAGACCAGAAACTAAACCTTCTTGCGCCTGGATGAGCGCGTCATTACCGCCGGTGCTACGGCTTAATTTAAATGTTGCGTAGATTCCATCTGCGCGAGTTTCTGCCGCAATCATACGTCCGACTGGCTTTTTCATGTCGTGCTGTGATAAAAGTTTAATTTTTGAAACGTCTGCAATATCAATAGAGCCAGTTTCAAATACAACACCGCCCATATTTGTTTGTCCAACTTCACCCGTTCCCATAGGGACAATTTTGCCCGAGATTTCGCGGCGTTCTTCGCTGCACTCGATAGATGATGCTTCGATGATTAGATGGTCCATTTAGCTGATTCCTTCGCTGCCGTTAGGTGTTAGGTCTGTCATTTCCATAGCTTGCTCTGTAGAAATAAGTCCCAGAGAAAGCATCTTCTCAATTACTGCAAGCTCTGTTAAAGGGTCTTGCTTTAAGAATGTATCTTGAACTGCAAATTTTACTTCATGTCCAGCTGTAGAAATGTCATCCATGCTAAATCTTGTCGAAATACACTGGATATATGGCTCGATAGATAACGCATAAAATTGCTTGCGCTCATCTTGCACGTTGGAATAGGTCATACTCTGATTGTCTTCGCTGGACAATAGGTAAGCCGGAATGTTTGTTAATCTGGCTATCTGAGTACTCAAGGAACGAATTGCATCTTGATACATCATGTCTTTAGGAGAAAACGCTACAGCGTTATATTCTAAAGTAGAAGTCAAATAGCGAGTCGAATTATTTTGCGCTCCACGCTTCCATGCTGCGAGAAGACCTTGAACTTCGTTAGGTGGCAAGTCAGCGCCATTATTACGAAGGTATCCGGCTGGTTGTGGATTTGCAGAGTTAACAGCTGCGGCGCGTTCAACATCTATAGCGGCTTGAATCGTGCGTGAACCGCGTTCTAAGATTCCTTCGTCAAATCCTTGAATAGTTACAATGTCATTCATGTTAATTGCTTTAGCATCAACATAATACTGAGTGACCATAATACCTTCTAAGTCGGTTGTAAACGTAACGCGAGTGTTCGCAACCCATTCAAAGTTAGCAGGTCTTCCGTCCTCAGAATACCTATCGGTTATTAAAAGATATGAAACACCATACATGAGGAGCGAGTCCACAATCCAATTTATAGTAATGAATGATGGTTGTGATTTTGAAAGCTGTTTAATCCAACGCGGCGGTGCGATTACTTCACCAGTAGAAGTTTTGTAATACTCTAATGGGATTGATGCTACGGTACCGCAGATTAGATTGCGTGCGCGGGCTACGCTTGGAACTGTCATCGCATCTTTGCGTGAAATGCGGGGCGAGATTGCAGAATTAAGGGTAAAGATGCTTTCGCCCATTACTTGAGGAGCGTACTGCGCTTCTACTGTTTGTTTACGCGAAAAGAGACCCATAGACGGCAATTATACACTACATGTAGGTCATTCCGAGTATATCGCCGCTATCTGTTGTGGTTGCATCAATTTGCTTACAATCATTGCAATGCTAATCGGCGCACTAATATCGCCGGCGGATTTACGTTTCACGATTCTCCACGCAGAATCTGAGACTTTAGCCGCGACATTGGTAAATTGGTCTATAAGCGATTTCTGCCCATTGTGCACCATGCGTTGATTTACTACAGCATCAAGCAAGTCTCCACATGCACGATAGAAGTTTTGACCGCTGCAGTCTTCAACCACTTGACCGGCATTGGCTAATCTGTCGGCTATTGACTGAGTAGCAAATCTGTCAAACATAATCTGTCTCGGTCTATAAATATCCGCCCACCCTTTTATTTCAGCCGCTACCTTCAAATCGTCAATAGCTATAGCCGATTCCCAGGATTGCAGGATTCCAACGCCTATTCGACCATCTGAGAGTATTTGACCGGCACATAAGCTTGCATTGCGTTTAGATGGCGAAACGTCAAAGCCAAATACTGTATAGCCGCTTTCGGTAATTACTAACTCTGAATCTGAGCAATCCTCAATACTATTTGGCGGGAAGGGTGATTGAAGTGAGGAAACCCAGCAGCACAATAACTCGGTCATAATGCTTTCATGGCTTGAGGTTGAGAGCGATTCTTCGATAGCTTCCGGTGACACGGTTATCCCGAGCGCCGGATTGGATTGTGCTACACCTTCCCAAAATACCGAGCTTTTAGGGTCAAACTTATACATTTGCGGAGCTGAGTACTCGTAATAGCCAAAAGTCTTAGGCGGTGATTCTTGGGCTCTTTGTCTTAAATTATTCAGTGGAATTGAGAAAGCATCTCCGGCGTTTGTAGTCCAAAAAGTTTGACCATCTGTAGCACGTGTAGTTGGAGTAATCGCAGTGAAAGCCTCGTCTGACCATTCACGGAGCTCGTCACCCCATGTGAAGCTTGAGGTGCGCCCGCGCGACCCGTCAGCCGTTGCCGCTACTACGTCGAGTCTGCCGCCGCCAAATTCCGGTAATAGCTCAATAGACTCAGTGCCATTGGCATAACGGATAGCTTTTACTTGACATGCAAGAAATTCATTGTTTTCAATCAAGTAAGCCATTTCTCTAAACGAAACTAAAGCCATAGCTCGATTGGACGATGCGATGAGCACTCTAGGGCTCTTAAACAGGAAAAGGTGCGCTAGGCACATAATTCTAGCTAGTGCGCTCTTTCCGCTCTGGCGTGCAACCAAAAGCAATCCGGTACGTCGGATAAATTTAGAATCTTTCCCAATGGTAAAAAAATCTTTAACTATCAGCTGTTGCCAGGGCATAAGCGGTAGTCCGATGCGTTTAGAAAACTCGATTACTTCTTGACCCCGAGATTCTCCCTTGAGTAGTGGACTATGGAGTCTTGGTTTAGTAGCCCCCACCAGCTTCTTTTTTGATTTGGTTGCCATCGGGTTAATTCTGGACTGGTCTGGATTGAAATGGACTATCTTCGTGAATTGTCGACTTTTGCGGGGAGATAAAGGAAGGAAAGACAGGGGGGGTAGCCTGTCGCTCTAAAAAAACGCCCTGTGAGCGTGAACCCTTCGCACTGTTGCACGATTTGCAGCACGCTAAAGCGTTGTCAAAATTAACCACCAGCTCGGGCGCTGCGCTTATTGGAATCACGTGGTCAACTGTATCAGCTGGCTGTTGACAATACTGGCAAGTCCACTGGTCACGTGCCAGCACCTTGAGTCTAAACGCTTTGTAGTCACGCGATAGCCTCGGGTCTCCTCGCTTACTACTCACTGCCATCCCTTACGTTTCAAATGGTTGAGTGCATTGCAATAGTTAGGTACTTCATTGTCAGTACCATACCGACTAATCACGTAAGTCCAGTACCAATAGAACTGCACATCATCAGGCTTATTGATTAGGTATGTCGTACGTCCCTGGTAGTACCCATGGTGTGAGCCATTGCGTGCATCTGCTCTCCATGATGATTCTCTAAATACAATCTCATTATGACAAGCTTCTTGTACTTCAGTTAATTGGTAATCTGCTATTTGTTTTAAGCTTTGAATGGCATGTCTTGAGCCATTATCTGCATCTGCCATAGGTATAGATAGAGATATCCCAATAACGATGGCTACCGAGCGAGCTATCCGCGAGCGGCTCGCTCTGAGCCCCTTGAGGGCTCTAGCCGTTAGAGTACCACACGTGTCAAATACCAAACTAAAAGCCCAGGTCAGAGCCTTTATTTTATTTTGAATCTGTTGAATAGAATCCTGAGCCTTTGAAGATAATACTGGGAACACTTGAGTACACCTTTCTCATCGCTTCACCACAAAAGCTGCAATCCAGGTCATGTGGTTCGCTTATAGATAATTCTTGGTCATAAATAGACAGGCTTTCACATTTATCATTCTGACATTGAAACTCATAGACTGGCATTATCGAGTTTCTCGCATATAGGGCACTTAAAGCCTTTCATAATGGTATTGCCGCAATGACAATAACTAGGCTCTAATTGTACCGACTTAACTGGCATATCGGCGTAACCGGCTTTAAGCAATAGCTCCGTCAAAGTCTGTAAGTCAGTGAAAGCCAAATAAGACTCTGGAGTCTCACCCTGTCCGTTACATCTGACAATTACAAAGCTAGGCTCTCCGCTTACGCGACCACGCTTTTGACTCTGACGGAGCCACGCTAACGGGCTGAAATCTGCTCTCGCTTTGATTTCTACGTCTATAGGGATATTCACTATATCTTTACCCGCACCTCGACCTACCGCTGCGCCGTGCCAACCTTGCACTCTAAAGTACTCGGCTAAGACCCGCTCCGTTCGCAGCCCGCGGTCTTTCCGATGACGTGACATGGATTAGGTCATGCCTTGCCAGCGGAATTAATTGTGCTACATTTTTCGCATGTCCACTCATGCTTGAGGTAGCGCTCTCTTATTTGCTTAGCATTAGGGAATTGATTACATAACTGACATAGCAGCTTATAACCTAACTCCTCTAATATCTCTGCGTTAGCTCTTAGATTAGCTTCTTGCTCAGGCGTTGGAAATGTCTCCCACTCGCCATCTTGATTGAGAAATTGTAGATGTGCCATTAGTCCAGCTCTTTCATAGCCGTGAGCAAATCCTCAGCTTTTATGAGATAGCCCCTACTTTTGTTAGGCTCTATGTCGCATGTGATTGCTCTACCAAATAGTTGAACCGCGTACTTAACGTGGTTAGTAGGGACAAATATGACCCCAGATTCTAGGACAAATGCCCAGTACTCAGCTTTAGTAAGTGTTAGACCAGATGCTTCCCATGATTGTGAAGCGTTATACCAGCACTAAAA